ATTCAATAAAGTTACAACGACATCTAACTTCATAAAGAATCTTTTAATTAGTACATATTTACCTCTTATTCGTACTGTTAGGGATTTTGATTATATAATAGCAGATAGATTATATATTTATAAATGTGAAGTTATTAAGTGTCTTAAAAGTGGCTATATTTTAACTGGCTATCAACACTTTAATTTTGAAGGGGAAAGAGCACAGTTTAGAGTAGTATCAGAGTATTATTTTGGTGAAAGAAATGATAAACTTTGTACTAATTATATATCTAATTCTGAAGGTTATGATACTTTAACTCATGAAAGGCTTGGTAAATATTTAAGAAGTTTAAGAGATATGTATGATCTAAATCTTATGCCTCTTTATAATTGTTTTAGTAATAATATTTTACAAGCTCATCATATAGATGATGATAAAGTAGTAAAGACTTCAACTAATTACAATACTAAAGTATATAAAGTTCCAATCAGATTTAATACTGATTATACTATTTGTATGGAAAATCTTGGTATGACTACTTTTGCTCCTGCTTTCATTAAAAATAATAATTTAATGAAAGTAAATAATACAAGATTTGGTAATGATACAGATGTAACAAATAAATATATTAAATTATATCAAACTGGAGTTATTACTCATAGAACAGCTATGAGATTTAAAGATCCAATCAAAATTAGATATAATAATATACCTCATACAAGAACCTCTACTTATGAAGTAACAAGCTATATAAAAATAGATTTTTTACATAATAGTGACTATTATGAAATATATAATTCTTCTATGAGTATTAGAAGCAGTTATTATTTTAGAAATTTAGGAACATATACTAAAGTAAATATATCACAAATTGACTATAATGATAATCCTACTATGTACTATTATAATAATGATGGTATAATGACTCAGTGTTCAAGTGAATTAAGCTATAATAGTTCTACTATTTATTATATTTTAGAGTCTTCTGAAGGATTTACTTATTTAAAAACTTCTCAAAATCAAAATACTGAACATCCTACTTCAACTTTATATGTAGGAGTAGACCCTTCATCAGGAAGACTTGATTCAAGTTATCTTTCAGATAGAGAAGGATTTTGGGTTGAAACTATTTCTGGGAAAAAGATATTAAACCAAGATATATTTAGTTTTGAATATGATGATCCAGAGTTAGATGCTACTTTAGACCCAGAACTTGAAGGAGTAGCGGCATTTAGTTATGATAATAGAGAACTTTATTTAGCTATAGCGGGTGCAAGAATATATGATACTCCAAATATTGAGACAGTTTCTTTCTGGCGAGCATGTACTGAGGCAGATGAATTCAATTTAGGAGAAACCTATTATACTCTTGTAGTTGAAAACGGATCAAGCGAATTTGTAATTTGGAATTACAAAGAGATGCAGGAAGAAGAAGATTTTAATGAAAATAAGACTAGTTTCTTCTATTATCCTGAAGGCAGTGTACAGCCAGTAAGATGTAAATATACTGATGAATATGATTCTGAAATAAATTATTTTAGAGAATATGGTAGTGATTATATTCCAGCTGAAGAATATTATTTTTTAGAGCATAAATCAAGTTTATATATTATTGAAGCTGATGATTTTAATGCTAATCCGACTAAATATTTTAAAATAGAAGATAATAAATTAGTTTTATGTACCGTAGGAGAAGCTTATAATCCTAATATAACTTATGTACAAATTAAAGAGATGTATACTCCTTCATGGCTTATACTAAATCCTGATTGGGATGGTGAAAATCCAAATACAAAATTTATTACAACTACAGATAGATCTATAGATGAAAGTAAAACTTATTATTCATCTACAATCGCGTATGAAGAAAAATCTTATGTATATGATATAACAGAAGAAAACTGTGCGTTATATGATTTTTGTGAAGATAATTTATATATGCTTATTCAAGTTCCTAAAGATTATGAATCAAGCATAATAATTCTTGAAGGTGACTACACTAATACTAAAGCTAAAAAAATAATAGATTCAAATAGTGTTGATCTATTACCTAAACCTATGGTCGATTATTTATATACAGAAAATTTAAGACTAATGCAAATGGGATCATCAAGAATTAAACCATTCTCAGATGCATTAATTGAATTCTTAACTTGGAATGCTATTAATAATCTTGATAGCATAAACAATAATATGGATAGGCTCTTATTAGCTCTTAGAAATATTACTTATGAGTTACATTTAGAAGCTAAATTTGCTAATTATTGGTTCCCACAGTATCGTCAAATAGTGTTTAATTTAATAAGAGAGTCAAGAAACTTACCTGTTACAGATAATTTAGGTTATGTAACAAGAGAAGTAGAACATGTTATAGGAACTCTTAAAAATGCTGATACTTATATTTATGATATAGTAGATGTAATAGATGAACAGTAAATTAAAGGAAGGTCATAATAATGGCTTTAAATCCAAATAATGGTAGACAAACATATCCAACATGGAGTGCTCAACGATTATCTGAATATCAAAATAAATTAAAAGTATCTCCTACAGACTGCTATGTAACCTTACATCATATAGGAAAGACATTTATTTTACCTGTAGACCCAGATGCTGTATCAGATAATATGAATGTGTCTTTTGCTGAGAACAATCCACTTAGTAGAAGCGCTCCTATTTATTCATATCAAAATTCTGGACCAAGAACTGTTTCAGCTACTTGGACTTTACATAGAGATTTATGTAGAGAATTTAATCCTGAATGGGCTAAGTCAGGAGAAGATCCAGTAGATTTATTAGTAACAAATTTAGATGCCTTAGTTCTTCCTGATTATAATGCAGCAAATAAAATTGTAAATCCTCCTCTTGTTTCATTAAAAATAAGAGATGAGATTTATATTAAAGGGGTTATAACGGGTAATGTTGGTCTGACATATAATCTTCCTATAATTAATTATGGAACTGAGGATGCTCCTAATTATAAATATGCAATGATAACCATTTCATTTGGGGTAAATGAAATTACTCCATATAGTGCAAGTATACTTCCAACTGTAGGAGGAAAATTTAGAGGATATGTAGACCCAAGTTTAGCTAGTATGGGTATGCCTATTTCTGGAGGTTGGGCAGTAGGTGATAATTCTAGGTCTTGGCTTGCTGGTGGTAGTGGTCAAATGACACAGCAATATAGATAGGAGAAATAAATGGAAGTATTATCAAATAAAGCGTATAAGTCATCTAATTATTTCTCAAGATACAATGGATTAGCTTATTACTATAATAATAATGATGATAAATATCAATTAGTTACTAGACATTGGTTAAAAGACTTAGGAAATACTGCAGATATTACTGTTTATACAGTAAAAGAACATGATACATATGATTCTATCGCGCTTATGTTTTACAATAATCCTACATATTATTGGGTTATATGTGACTATAATAGAATAATAGATCCATTAAAAACTCCTGTTCCTGGAACAGTATTATATATTCCGGCTCTTAATGCTGGTTTAGAGTTTGAACGAAATGATAGATGGGCATAATGGCTTATACTTATAAAAAGAGAGTAAATACAGATACAAAGCATAGTATAAACTATCCAAATAATAATCCATTTGATAAAAATTCTAATACAGGCGGTAACTGTACTTGGTGGGCTTGGGGTAGATTTAAAGAAGTTTATCATGACGCTACAGGTAAAAATCTATCTTGGACTGCTGGAGCAGGTAATGCTTGTACTTGGTATCGTATCATGGGAAAAGCTGGTTATAGTACTGGTAAAACTCCTAAACCTGGTGCAATTGTTTGCTGGGGATATTATGGGAAGTCTGAAGGTGGAGACGGTCATGTCGCTTTTGTTGAAGAAGTTTTCAGTAATGGCGATTTTGAAATATCTCAGTCCGGATATTCTAGTGGTCCTATAGCAAATAAAAGAATTACTAAAAGTTCTGGTTATAAGTTTGGTTATAATAACGACCATTTTAATGGCTTTATTTATAATAAAGTAGAATTTACAAATCCAGATGGAACAACTGTAGGTGGTTCTTCAGGCAAATCTCGTTCTTGGTATATAAATAAATATGGTAATGGAGCTGAAGTATATTTCTTATTAAAAGACGCAAAATACACTCATAAAGCTTGTTGTGCAGTTCTTGGAAATATGGAGCAAGAATCAGGCATTAGAGTAAAGACGGGTGGTTCTTTTGATGGGAATGGCTCTGAAGGTCTTTGTCAATGGACTTTTGACCGTAAAACAAAGATGAAAGACTATGCTAAAAAGCATTCTAAGTCTGGAAAATGGGATAGCGTTGATGGTCAAGTAGCTTATCTTATTTGGGAACTACAAAATACTGAAAAGAAAGCTAATCAAGTTCTTTATGATCAAAAGCAAACTCTTAATACTATGACAATAGAATGGGGTAGAGCTTTTGAAAGGCCTTCAGAGCAATATGCTAATTGGACAGCAAGATGTAACTATGCTAAAAAGTGGAATACTCGCATGAAAGATGCGGGAGATGCTTCAGATACAGGAGAAGAGGAAGAACAACAAACTGCTCCTGGTATCGATATGCAGAAGAGATCTTCAAAACTTTACTCATCTGCTAATTATGAGTATTTAGATTTTGAAGAATCTGAAGAAAAGAAAAAAGAAAAAGAACAATTTAGTAATCAAATATCTACTTTTGCTCAACAATTAAATGCAGCTAAAGCTGATTTATCTTCTGGTGCTGTTCCTGAAAAAATTGCTCTTACTGGAGTAAGTTTATCAAAAATAAGAGCAAGTAGATCTAAAGTAAAATCTTCATTAAGTATTTCAGATGCTTTAGTAGAAGCTCCTTTTATAGAAGTTGATTTTAATGGTTATATTATAGGAAGTAAATCTGGGAGTTTAGATACTGCCCCAAACTATATTTCTCAAATAGATATTGTAAAAATAAATGGAGAAATAAATCAATATAAACTTCAAATAGTTTATCAAATAAGACCTGGGGAAGATCCAAATAAATTAGATCAGCTATTCTCACAAGTAAGATATAGTAAAATAAAAATAAGATATGGGGATGCAGCTTCTAAGTCTTTATTTAAAGATACAGAAGCAATAATTACAAACATAACTCAAAATAGAGATTATGCTGGAATGAGAATAACTTATACAGTTTCTGCTACATCAGCCTGCAATTATGTAACAACTACTACTTTTGATTTTCCGGCTACTACAGATAAACCATCAAATGTTATAAGAGATTTATTATATAAAAATGGCCAAACATCTCAACTATTAGCAGAAGCTTTTTCTGGTATGGGCAATAAAGCAACAGTAGATTCTAATAATTGGATACCTACAAATGATTCTGTAGTAAATATACCAGCACAAGTTGGAATAAGTACCACAGATTATATAAGCTATTTAACAAGTATAATGAGTAATCAATCTAATGATCCAAATGCTATTATTAGAAATTCTACTTATTATTTAACTTATCAAGATGATGCAAATAAAGGTTCTTATTTTAAAATAAGTGAGGTATCTAAAGGAAATAAAACTACAGTTCCAGCCGCAAATGTTTATAATGTAGATATTAATTTTCCAGATGATAATCAAGTATATACTTTTTCTGTAAATACAAATAATGCTTGGTCATTATTATATGAATATGCAGATAAACCTCAAGAGTATGTCTATAATATAGATGAAGAGGGAATAACAGAAAGAATATATTCACCAAATTATTTTAGTAGTTCTCAACAAATGAATGAAATACAAAAAAATTGGTGGACACAGATGGTTAATTATCCAGTTTCAGCTCAACTTACATTAAAAGGGTTATTAAAACCAATTTCTCTTATGGATTATATAAATATAGATGTAAGATTTTATGGAGTAAAACATATAACTAGTGGATTATATATAATTACTAATCATCAAGATATTTTATCCGGAGCTGGTTTTAGATCAAATCTTGGATTAGTAAGAATAGGCGAGTCTATTTAATGGCTAAAGAAGTACAGATAAGAAAATCACAAAGTGCTGCAGATGTAAGAGCTGGAGCTGTAGCTTGGGCTAAAGCTATAGTTAAAGATAATAGTTTTCATTATGGTGCGAAGGCTGCTTATAGGGCATCCCATTCGAGAGGTTGTTATTTTTGTGGAACTAATGAACATAAAAAAGGCAAAATGCAGGGATATGCTAAAACTTATTGTTGTAATACATTTTGTTTTTCTGCTTTTGCTCATGGCGGTGGAGAGCCTGACATGCTTAGAGCATGTAAAAAAGGAGGAAATGCAAAGACAGGTACGTTTTTAGGTTATAAAAGCTATCCTGCAGGATCAAAATGGGAAACTAAAGGGAGAATAAGTGCTAAAAATTTAAAACCTGGTGATGTTTTAGCTTATACTGGACACTGGGCATTATATATTGGTGATGGAAAAATAGCAGAAGCACAACATAGTGATAATAATATACCTGGATCAGATAATTGGAATAGTTCTATCCGTATTTCTAAATTAAGAACAAGCTATCATAATGTTCATAGATATATTGGAAAAGGTGGAGGTTGGATGTGTCTACCTAGTGGAAGTGATGATACTTCTATTGACGTAGATGATACAGAAGGTTCTGAAGACTATGAAAATGCTATAGTAGTAGATGATGGTAGAGCTATTGTTTTAAAAGATGAGATAAGTAAACTATATAGTTCTGCAAATTATGAATATTTAGATACTGAAGAGGAAGAAAATACAGTAACTCAAAGATTTACTAAGGATATATTTACATCACTTTCTTCTAGTCTGGCTAAAGCAGATGCTGATCTTACAACTGCAGCAATTAAAGAAATTGATCTTCCTAATCCTTCAGGATTACCTCTAGATAAAGTAAAGTTTCAACACAATAAACCAGAAATTATTAGAGCTAGTGCTAAATCTTCTTTATTATCATTTCCAACTTATGTAGAAGCCCCTACAATACTTTTAGATTTTAATGGTATAAAAATAGGTGGTTATGGAAATAAAGGAGATATTTATCCGAATTATATTTCTGGTATGACTGTAGAAAAAGTAAACGGTAAAATAAATAACTACACTATAAATTTAACCTATCAAGTTAGACCAGGGGAAGATCCTAATTTTATAGATAAATTAATATCAAGAACAGGTTATAGAAATCCATTAAAAATAATTTATGGAGATTCTATGTATGAAGGTGGCTATTTTAAAGATGAAGAATTAGTTATAACAAATGTTACACATAATGAAGATATTAGTTCATATAAAATAAATTATATTATAACAGCAATATCTTCTATAGGCATTTCTAAAACTGCTTTTAAAAATTTTAATTCTACATCATCAAAACCATCTACAGAAATTTATAATTTATTATATACTTCAGGGGAAGCTAGTAATACTTTATTAAGTATGTTTCCAGGTATGCAGAATAAAACACTTGTTTCTTCTTACAATTTAATTCCTACTAATGATTCTCTTGTAGATATAAGTAGTATGACAAATGTAAGTCCAATATCAAGATTAAGTTATTTGACCGCAGCAATGACTAGTGAAAGTGGAAGTAAGTCATCTTATTTTCTAACTTATAATGACACTAAGAACAATCCATTAGGTGGAGCCTATTTTAAAATAACAGAAGTAAATAAAACAGACTTAGATTCTGTAAATGGAGCTGTCTATACCTTAGATGTGGGGTATCCATCAGATAATAATATTACAAACTTTTCAATAAATACTCAAGATTATTGGTCATTAGTATATCAAAATACTGGTCAGCTTAAAACTTGGGAGTATGGAATAGATGATGATGGAAATATAACAGCTGAAGAAGTTAATTTATTAAATAAAGGTGCATATGGTAAAAATGATTTATTATCTACAAAATGGTGGGAAGAAGTTACAGAATACCCTATTTCTGCTAGAGTAATAATAAAAGGACTATTAGCGCCTGCAATGCTTATGTCATATATTTATATAAATACATATTTTTATGGAATAAAAGATATGGCTAGTGGATTATATGTAGTCACTGCGCAAAAAGATTCAATACAAGGATCAGGTTATACTACAGAATTGACTTTATTGAGAGTTAGTTATTAATGAGTAGAAAAGTTATAGCAAAATTAAGTTCAGCAAAGACAATAAATTTACCAAGTGGTTCTGGGTTTACTGCACAATCTTTAGGACTTGTTACTGCAGGTAAAAAGTATGTGTTTTGTAATACACATCAGGCTGATGGTACTGCGAATCATATATTAGAAGTTAGTGCAAGCAGTTATAAAGACTTAGGCAAAAAAATAACATCAGGACACGTAAATGGTGGAACTTATTGTAAAGCAAATGGACTTTGTTATACAACTACTTACGGAGGAAGTAACGCTACTAAAAGAATTAAAGCATGGGATCCTAAAAATAAATGGAAGAATGTTTATACAATAGATTTACCTGTATATGCTACAGGTATAGCTTATGATCCTATTACTACTGATTTTTATATTTCTATAAATCAATATTTTTATGTATTTCCATATGAAGCATTTCAAAAGACAGGTACTTATAAAGGCACTTATAAAAGCTATAAAAAGTCTTATCTGGATTTTCAAAATCAAGATATAGGTGGTTATGGTGGAATAGTTATGTGCTGTAAGTCTTGGGACATACATCATTCTAAAAATGGTTCTTATACAAGTTATATAGATTGTTATAAAGCACGAGATGGTAAATATATTGGTTCGTGGCAGACACAAGGAGAATGTGAATCTATTGCTGTAGATGGAGGTGGGAATCTTCATGTATTATATGCAGGACATGGTGGCAGAAAATTATGTCGCATGAGTCAAAATATATCATTAATTAATGATGATATATCTACAACTCCTGCTAATACTATAAAAATAAGTGAATCTGAATTAAGAAATAGAATTGTTACAAAAGCAAAATCATATAAAGGAGAAAAAGGAACCCACTTCTGGAAAGAATATGGATCAGAGCCTGCTGATTGGTGTGCCATGTTTGTTTGGACAATTTTTAAAGAATGCAACATGAGTGATATTATGATCAAAACTAGTAATGTTGCTACTATGAGAGATTGGCTAAAAAGAAATGGTACTTTACAAACACCAAAAACAGCAAAAGCTGGTGACATTGCTATCTTTGGTGGAGGAGAGCATGTTGAAATAGTTGCGAAAAAAGATTCTTCTGGGAAACTACTAACTATTGGAGGAAATAGCGGGTATAATGAAGGTGCAACTTCATTTAATGATTCAACTGTATCTTCTGTAAGATATTTTGGAAAAGCCCCTACTTCAATATATAGTCCTAAATATTCAAAGACCAAGGCAGCTGAAGAAACTGTAGAAGCAGAAGAGCAAACAGAGGCTAAAGGTCTAGTAATAAGTGTAGATAAATTATATAGCTCTGCAAACTATGAGTATTTAGATTTTGATCAAGACAAATCAGATAAGGATGCTAAAAATGCTTTATCTGATCAGATAACAAAATTAAAACAACTTCAAACAGCTTCTTCTGTTATACCTGATACTGTTCAAAACATTGACATAGTATTAAAAGGGATAAATTTAACAGATACTAAAAAGCCTAGGACTAAAATTGATTCAGAAGCCCATGGTCCAAGTTTACCAGTTGCTTTAAATCCTATTGAAGCTCCTTTTGTTCAATTAACTATTGGTGGTTATGAATTTGGTGTAAAATCAGCAAAAGATACTAATTATATTATAGGATTAAATGTAGTTAGAACTAATGGTTCTATGAATGAGTACACTATATATCTTGTTCATCAAATATCTCCTGGAAGAAATCCTAATTTTATAGATGAATTACTTGCTGCTAATAGTTATGAAAAAATAAAAATAAGATATGGAGATGCTATGAGTAATGTTATTTTTGAAGATAATAGTGCTCTTCTTATAGGATCATCAGTAAATTTTAATTTATCAGGATATTGTATAACATATGAAATAAAAGCTACAAGTTCAGTAATTTCTACTGCAACCCATAAATTATCTTATCCAACTAAAACAGATAAAGGATCTAATATTATAAGAGATTTATTAGCTGATGCTTCAACTGGTTTAGGTGATATTTATCCTAATATGAAAAATGCAAATTATGTATCTAAAAATAATCTAATACCGCAAAATGATAAAGTAATTACAGTAGAAGCGGTAAGTAATGTAAATCCATTAAACTATTTAAAAACAGTTGTGGCTACGATGCAAAGTGCTATATCTGATACTTCAAATTATTATTTAGTTTTAGGTGATAATGATTTTAAGATATATGAAATTGATTCATTAAATTTGTCTTATGATTCTTCTTTATACGAAGTAAACATAAATTATCCAGATGATAATCAAGTATATAATTTTAATTGTAATACTGATTTTGCTTGGCCACTAGCATATGACTTTAATGGAAATATTTCTACTTATAATTATACTTTAGATCATAATGGTATGATAGATACTTCATATTCAAGAAATCCAAATTTACTTGATTTTACAAGTTCACAACAAACAAATATAAGTAATAACTGGTGGAAAAATGTAACTGAGTTTCCTATAACAGCCACACTAGAATGTAGAGGTTTACTTTCACCACTATTATTAATGACATATATAAAAGTAAATTGTTGGTATTATGGACAACAAAGATTAACTAGTGGAGTGTATATTGTTACAAGTCAGCAAGATGTATTAACAGGAAGTGGATATAGAACTATTCTTTCACTTCTTAGAGTAGCTGGATCTAAACAACAATTAACTATTGATGGAAGGGTTAGAACATGATTCAAAAAGGTATAATAGAACAAGCTCTTTCAAGATATACTTATAAGGTTAGAGTTCCTAAATATGATAAAATAGCTACTGATCCATCAGCTACAAAATTAGAAGATTTATCTACTGCTGTAGTATGTGGCTTTCCTGGAACTGATATAGCTTTTAATAAAGGAAATATAGTTTTAGTAGACTATGAAAATAATGAGATAAGTCAACCTGTAATTTTAGGTCTACTATATAATGAGTCTCAAGCTTTAGATGAAAATAATTATAATAATTTTTCAAATAAAGTGTTAGAAGATAATTTATCTGAGTATAATACAGAACTTAAATCATTATCTAAAAGTGGTTTATATACTCATGTAAAATATTCTAATGATAATGGTATTACATTTACATCAAAATATTCTACTATAACTGTTGATACTGTTGTTATAGACCAAGTAAAATATAAAGTGGATAATGATATATCATTAGATCCTAAATCTACTGTTATATATTGGTCAATAGTAGATAGAACTACAGGTAGAGATATTACTAATAATGTTCAGATAACTACTACTATTAGAAATTATAAAGAAAAAGATGAAAGTGATAGTAATCAAATTTCACGAACATTTAAGGAAAGTTTAATCGAAATTCCAATGGACCTTAGAGATAGTGAGTATTTGATTCTTGATTATAGAATAGTTGAAGTAAGTAATTGGGATAATTATGCTATTGTATTAACTACAGATAAAGACACTCAAGGAAGTGTATATGGTGAATATTTAGGAATTGCAATAACAAAATCTGCTATTCCCCCAGATTCTCCTTCAGAGTATGCTTGGACTAGTTTTAAAACATCTATAGATAAACTAGTAGATACTTTGATGGATGAGTGGAAACCTAGAATACAGGGTGTAGAAAATACTCTTTATGGATATGATTTAGATAATACATCAAATCCAAGTGGTTTAGGATTAGTAGATGTAATTTCTATTACAAAATCACAAGTAGATATTCATGGTACTGATAATAGGGATGTATCATTTAATAATATAAAATCTGTATACATAAATAATTCTGGAGAAGCTTCAGTAGTAACACCAGAAGTAGATTATAAATATAATAGTAGTTCTAATAGTTTTTCAGAATATCAAGACTCAAGAGGTCATTTGATACTTATGATTAAGGAAAGTAATTAATGGGTTTAAGCTTAACAATAAGTGAATCAAATGTAAGTAAAGCAGATAATACTTCTAAAATAACAGCTACTTTAAAAATATCATCATCAGCTTCATGGAACTATGATAGTAGATCTGGTTATATTCAGATAGATGGAACAAAATATAGTTTCTCTCATTCTTTTAGTGTAGGAACTACCACTCTTGCTACTAAGTCTAAGACAGTAACTCATGATAGTGATGGTGGTGGATCAATAACTGTTAAAGGATACTATTCTACAGGCGTTTCATTAGGAAATTTATCAATATCTAAAACTTATAAGTTAACTCAAATAGATAGAACTTATACAATTAAGTTTAATAGCAATACTACAGATACTGTTTCAAATATGCCTTCATCTCAAACAAAGACATATGGAAAAACATTAACACTTAGTAGTAAAGTACCTACAAGAACTGGTTATACTTTTAAAGAATGGAATACTAGTAAAAGTGGAACTGGAACATCTTATAAACCAGGCGGGTCTTATAAAACAAATGCTGCTGATACTTTATATGCTATTTGGACTGAAAATACTTACAGTGTAAAATTTACTTTACCTAGTGGATATGCTACATTTACTAGTAACAATTCTACTACTATTACTGTAACTTATAAATATACTCAGACAGATGGAAAAATTCCTACTGTAAAAGTAGCAACAGGATATTCTTTTAGAGGTTTTAATATAAATGGAACACGATATGCTTCTGGAGCCTCTTTTAAGACTAAAAAAGGAGCAGTTGCAACTACTTCTGTGACAGCAACATCTGCTGATTTTGAAAGACTTACAGCTAAGCTCACTTTTACTGGTGAAAATATTACTACATTTTATATGGAACAGGGTACTGGTACATCTTTCAAGATGCCTAATTATCCTGGTACACTATCAGATAATACAAATGAATTTAAATATTGGTCTAATGGTAGTAATAAATATTATGCAGGAAGTTCTTATGTATTTAATTCTAATACAACTTTAACTGCTTATATAGGTAAAAAAGCAGATGAAATTTTTAGATACTATATTCCTAATACTATAGAGAGTTCTAGTCAAGGATTATCATTATTTTTATCTGAAAGTGCAAGTATAAGTAGTATTTATACTATTCCTAATAGTATCCCAACAGATAGAAAAGAAGAAGGAACTTATCAATTTGCTTATTGGGCAACATTATCTTCTAAAAAATTTCCAGGAGCAGACTATAATTTAGTAATTCCTAAAATTTTATATAATTCTATAGAATCAGGCTTTATAAATAATTATAATCAAGAGTATTCTTTATATAAAGTTGGATGGCAAGATTCTTCAGTAGAATCAGGTGATGGAAAAAATTTTTATGCTGTTTATATAGATACCACAAAAAGTTCTATTAAAAATAGTGGAAGTAATTTTGCTTATATAAAAGAGACAAAAGATACTGCAGGATCTGACGCTCAAGCTGTTCAAAAAGATTATTCTGATTTTATATTAAATAGTATAGAAGATAGTGATATTGTTCTTCATAGTGATAAATTCGTAGCGTATGTAAAATATACTTTACCTTCTGAAGATATAAAACTAAATATTAGTGATATTTCTATAGTGGGAAGTAATAATTTAGATCAAATTTCTGCTACAACAACTTTAATAACTATTGGTCTTGAATCATATATTTTCTTTTCAGGTGAAATTGATTCTCAAGCTACTCAAGTAGAAACAACTACAATATCTATAAGTGGTATAAAAGACACTTTAGATAAAGATATTGATAATGTTTTTATATATATAAAACCACCTAAAATTATAAGGGATATTTCTCCAACTGGTGATATAATATCTTTATTTAATCAAAATGATACTAGTAAGTTATCAAGTAAAAATGAACTTCAAATAGAAGGTAACTTAAGACTATATGATTCAAATATTTATATAGGACCAGACGGTGATGAGCTTATTGAATCTGCAACTGAATTAAATAAAATTATAAGAAAATATGAGACACAAGCCAGTTCAGGATCTACTCCTGCAGAATATGGAGCTCTTACAGGATATACCGGCAATAGTATTGGTACGTTAGTATCATCTGCAAATGCCACTTTTGATGTAGTATCTTTAACTTGGAATGGGAATGATCCTACTATAGGCAGCACTTTATCTAGCATAGATAGTAATGGAAGTTTAACTCTTAATAAAAGTATTAATTTAAAAAGTGGAAGCAGTATTAATTTTAATAGTACTAATGTAAGCGGTTATCCTCATATATATGCTGGTGATAATGCCGGAGACTATAAAGATGTAATTTATTATTATACAGGTAATAGTGATGGAGTAACAAATCATTATCATGCTTTTTATGCTGGTGGGCAACCAGCAGCCTATATTCATGCTAATACTTTTCAAATTGGTACTAATAGTAATAATTCCAATCTGATAGTAAAGGGTAATATAACTGCTAATAATATAGGTCAAATTGTAAATGGTTATCTTGACGCTGATAAATCAGTGCCTAAAAATACTTCAACAGAATTGTGTTATGTCAGACTTGATCCCGGAACTTGGATTATTGAAAGTGGATTTCGTGCACCTCAAAATACTAGCGGACTTCGTCGTGGTAATATAGCTACAACAGCTGGGGCTACTGATATACAAATTCAGATTGCTCCTTCTCCTGAGAGTGTTACTCAAGCTAGATGGACATCTATGGCTGTTGTTCCAGATGATGGACTTAATCACTATTATCATTTAAATGTATATCATACCTCCTCTTCATCTTCTTTAACTTATCCTGGTCAAACAGCAGGAGGATATGGAAATTATATAAGAGCAATTAGAATTATATAAAATTAATTGTATATAATATATAGGAGAAAAAATGTATTCAATAGCATTTCCTCAAATATTTGATGGTTCTACAGTAAGGCTTGTAAAAGACGCTGATGCTGTAAAGAGCAATTTAAAAAATCTTTTAGCCTCTAATAGAGGAGGGTTGTTTGGAGATCCTCATTATGGAACTGCTTTAAAGCCTATTTTATGGGATCAAGCAGCAGATGCTATGATGAAAGAATTAATAAAAGATGAGGTATATGAAGCAATTCTTTCATACATGCCTCAAACAACTATTGATAGAGATAATATTTTAGTCGAATCAGTAGGTAATTATGTTCGTGTATCAATAAGAGCTAGAAATGATTTAGGTGTTGTTTCAGATTTAATGGAAATAACTTTATTAAAATCAGATGAACAGGTATAAGGGTAAATTAAATGGCACAAGATATAGTAAATGAAAATCAAAAAATATCTTATACTAATTTAGATTTTTCTGCGATATATTCAGAAACTATAGACTTAATCAAGCAGCTCACATATAAATGGGATCCTTCAATTTCAAATGAATCAGATCCGGGTGTTGTTCTAGTTAAGCTTTCTGCTTTACTTGCAGATAAGATGAATTATAATATTGATAAGAATATTTTAGAAACTTTTCCTCTTTCTGTTACACAAGATGGAAATGCTAGACAACTATATGATCAGCTTGGTTATTATATGGATTGGTATATAAGTGGAGCTGCTCCTATTTCATTAAATTGGACAGGAGAAACTGTTACTGAAACAGACGCACAAGGTAATGTATCTACAGTTACTTATAAAATTCCTAAATTTACAACTATTATAGATAGTGAACAAAGTGTTTCAAAAAGATATTCACTTATAGGAATTGAAGGAGCTGAAGATAATATTGTTTCTGATGTACTTCTTACTACAGATGGAAAGACAGTAATTGCTTTAGCTTTAGAGGGTCTTGCAGTACAATATCAATATGAAGGTGAAACAGTTATTACTGCTCAAATGGTTGATCCACTTTCAAGAAGATTATATTTTACTACTTCAAATATATCTCAAAATGGTATATTTATTAAGAACACAAATCAAGAGAATTATGCTTCTTGGAAGAGAGTAAATAATCTTTATGAAAATTCTTTTGATGAGCTTAGATATGTATTTGGATATGATAGTAATACAAATACTTGTTTTCTTGAATTCCCAGATAATTATGCAGAACTATTTGGTAGTGGAATTGAAATCACATATCTTCTTATAGATCCTACGGCTAGTGATGTTCCTGCTGGTGATCTTAATCAATTTATGACTCCGGTATCTATAAGAAATTCTAAGGGTGATGTAGTAGCAACATTAAGTTCTGATAATGTAAAGCTTACAAATTATCTTGCCTCATCAGGTCATCAAAATATTGAAAGTATAAATGAAGCTTATGTAAACTATAAGAAGACAGTAGGAACATTTAAGACTCTTATTACTCTTAGAGATTATGCTAATTATATTAGAAATAAAGATTTAAATATTTGTTCAAATGCATTTGTATGTGATAGAACAAATGATATTCAGACTTCATATAAAGTTATAAATAAATCAGAAGGTCTTGATAATCTTATTATAAAAGTCGAGCAAGTAGTAGATAGAAATACTATAGAAAGTACTTTTGAATATAAATATATTCTTTCTTCGGATACTACTATGGATTCTTCCAAGACATATTATTATATTCAAGAAGATACTCTTCAAGTTGCACCTTATGATGAAACAAAGAATCCAGTAGAAGAAAGATACTATGAGTTTGAAGGAACATCTAGCTTAAAGTCTTATGATGCTATGGATCCATTCTCATTAAAATTTTATCTATTAAAGAATTCTATTGCAATAGATACAAAGTCAGCTTATAATGATACATTTACTATGCTTAATCCATATCCTGACTTAGATTCAGTATTTAGTGACACTTCTCATATCGAACATATTTATGAAGATTTACTTCCTCTCGGAGAAGATAGCTATAAGAGAAGTACAGATACTTTCTGGGATGAGAATAAATCATATTGGTTATATGATACAAATAATAAAACTTATAATCTTATTACTTCTACAAGTCCTACTGAATATATTGGTGAGACTCCTGCTACAAGTAATAATGTATATGAGATTGATGTAGAAGCATTGATGCCTCATATAGTTTTATATAAAGCCATATATCCAATAGTTATGAATGTTTCTACTTATACTGTTCTTGATACAGATACACAAAATAATATAAAGAGTAATATTATTAAAGCCCTTTACCCTGCTTTAGCTAGTTCAGAAATGAATTGGGGTGAAGAAGTTTCTCTTGAATATTTAAATCAAACTGCAAAAGCTGCTGATGATAGAATTAAAGCTGTAACAGTAGAACCTATTATGTATGCTCTTCATGCTATTTATTATGATAAGGATATTGAAGCGTTTACAGAGGTTGAAATAAATACGGATTTAAGTAGCTTTACTCCTGCTTCTCAAAGAAATTTAAACGATATTGTATCTTCAAGAGTTAAGCAAGACATATTTTCTAAATCAGTTTTAGCAGGTACTTCTCAGTTATTAGTAAAAGATGATAATTTTACATATCATCTTTCTCAAGAATTTTATGCTTATGAAGATGGCATAAGAGCTATAGAACCAGAAGCAATTATAGATATTGAGAGTGATGCTTCAACAGGACTTTCAACTTCTTCTACTGATAGTTATATAAGAAAATCTTATACACTTAAAGAAAATGAATTGCTTTCATTATATAGACCACAGTTTTATACTACTCAAGAATTCTTAAATGGTGTTCACTATGAGTATGTGTTATATAATGGACTATCAGCTGATAAATCATATAAATTAAATACTGGTGAATATATGATCTTCTATACTCCTATTTTAGATAGTGATAATACTACTCTTGAAGGATATAAGACATATGCTTGTGCTGCTGGAAGTATTATAAGTTCTACTTTTGATATTGAAGCTCAGCCTTCATTTAATGCTCTTTCTAATTTTACAAGAGGATCTGTAATTCCTAATTTAGAAACAGATAAATATAGAGAATTTAATACTTATAATAATTCTTATGTAACTGAGATTCAAAGTAGTACGTTTATAGTAAACAATAAAATTACAGGATCAAATTCTATAAGAGTAGAAGAAGTAAATATAGCTGAAATTAAAATTACTGATAAATTCAAATTCTTCTGGCTATTAAATCAACCTACTTATAGTAGTAATGAAAATTTAAAAACATTTACTTTATTTGATAGTTATGATTCAGAGACTCAAAGTGCATTTAATGAATCAATTAATACTTATACATTAAAAAGTGGTGAATATTTTATATACACAAATAGTGATTATTCTATCCCTGAAATTGTTGGGGCTGGAACTACTATTATAAGAAATTGTGGTGTTGATACTTCTGAATATTATCCAATAGAGAATTCAATTTATTATGCTTATTGGGGTAAATTATCTCAAATAGTAAAGGGCGGTCAATTCTCTAGTTCTACTGATAATGATAATAATCTCAAAGTTCAAGCTATGGGACTTTATGAAGTATCAGATCATGTAGAAGTATCAGTTTCAGAAGATACAAATCCATTTGAAAAAGGCTATTATGAAGCTTTAATAGATACTGATGCTGGAAATATTATATATTATCAGCCAACTCAAGATACAGTCGTAAATCCTGAAAAAATATATTATGAAGTAGAATTTACAAGAACTAATGATATTATTGGAACATCAGGAACTGCTTATTATGTATTATGTATGAGAGAAGATGAAGGTGCTTATAAAGTAACATCTGAAGATGTATATGGAAATAAAACGTATGCATTAGACTCTTTAAGTACAGGTAGCTTTGAAGAGGTATCTTTAATTGATACTGATAATGATGGAGAAGTGACATTTGTAGATCCTGTAAGTGATGGATTATATAAACAAGTTGGAAAATATAATGATGTATATGCATTATATGAAGGTGCTTCTATAACTAATAATGGTAGATATGCTACAGCTGAAAATATTGCAACAGATAAAAATACTTTCTTAGAACATGACTCTTTAGTTATAGATAGAAAAATTTTAAGAAATAGTTCAGCTTATAAGAGTATTAGTATAAATGATCCTTCTACATATGCTACAATTGATTTTGATAAATTAACATTTAATACTCAAGAACTTGGTATTTATGAGCCAACTAAATATAAAGATTATTATGATAGTAATTATGAAGCTGTAAATAATATAAATATGTTTACAGATCCTTGTGAAGAAGAATACTTTATTTTCGATGATACTCCAATTACAATAAAAGGAGTTTCTATTGGAAATGAAACTATAACTATCGAAGGCACTAATTCTAATGGATCTGAAATTAATTTATATGTAATAGAAAAAGGTGAAAATATACCTGATGGATATGAATATATTTCTTCAGGTTATATAGAAGTATCTCCATCTAATCCATCATCTACAAGAAATATTGCTATATATATTGATAGTATATTAAATATTGGTATATTTAATACTTATTTAAATACTATTGATTTTACAGCAACACTTGGTTCACAAAATAATATAGTTGAAATCATAGGTTATTCTACTATTAAAGTTAAAGCTAAATCTAATAAGACACTGCATCCATGTAATGATCTTACAGAACCTAGATATTTAATGCACTCTCCTGAAGTTGAGACTGCAAAGCTTACTGACAGTATTGAATTATTTAATGAGTTACCAGTTACTTATAATGCTGAATTAGATAAAGAAGGTTATTATTACAAATCAAATGAAGTAGATAAAGTTTATACAAAATATAATTCAAATAATTATATTTATTTAGATGCTTCTAAAATTCCTGAGGCGGGAAGTACAACTCCTCCATTAGATTATTTATTTAAATTATATAATATATATGATTCACAAGCAGCATCTCCATATATATTAGAACAAATATATAATGCATGGCATCAGAACTACTCTTATATGGCTCCATATAATCCAAATGGAGAATTATTTAATGCTAATAATAGTTATGGCTATAATGGTTTAGTTTGGCTCACAGAGTCAGGTTTTAAGAATTATTATAAATGTATTGTAGATTCTTCTACTATAGGTTTAGATTTATCTGAACCAATTGATAGAGCAGTATTTGATTCAGAATGGGTAAGAGTAGATGTAAATTGGAGAATGTTTGACTTTACTCAAGATGGCGTTTGGGGAGATGATAACTATCAAAATAAATATGTAAAATTTACAGCTCAACAGTTATTTGATACATTTATTACTTCTAGTAATAAAGCAGGTAATCTATATCCTGCTAAAATAGAAGATGATGTAATCAATGGAGTTCCTTACTTTTATATATCAGC